CTAAACCTTACAATCGCGCAAAGTAATTTAGATGAAATGTCTAAGCCGAAAGATACAAGTACATTGCGAAAACCATTCTCGATTAAATTTAAGCAGTCACCTATGCTTTCAACAATAATAACATAATCTTCTTTGATGTCATCTAAAAATATTCCTTTATCTTGCTTTACATAGGCTGGATAAACCCAATTATTTTTTTTACCTATATGCTTCCATTTAGGCCTGCCTTCTTTGCCTGACATGTCTCTACCTGAAAAACCATGTATTTGCCCATACTCATTGTAAATGGGAAAAACAAAACGCTGATACATTTGATTTTTTGTTGCATAGCCACCTTTCAATTGCTTCAAGATTGAATCTGATATGCCTCGATTGTTATAAAACTTATAGTGGGGCAGTAATTTTTTTAAAGATTCTTCAGGATATATATCCTCCATGTATAACTTTTCGTTTTTTTCTCTAGCATTTTCAGTTAGGAAAAAAGATTCATCTTTACTAAGGTACTTCTCTAAATCTTTAGGATCATTGCTGTTTAATGTTAGAACAAGTAACTGCTTGAACGGCATAAAGGGAGTATTGGCTACATAATCTTTCCATGCTCCTGTATCTTTATAAATCTGTACAGCTGTCTTGTTGTCTCCATTGCGATACAATGCGGCGCATTGCCAATATGAACCCTTGTCTGAAAGCTGGTAACCTAATTCTTCAAGAATTGATTTAATCTTCGGAGAACTTATCATATATTTGGTAAATTATCGGTCTGATTAGACAAAGTAACTCCAGCAATCGCAGAAGTATCGTCAACGAGGTCTTGTATGTCTCCCACTTCTGTTATATTGAAGTTTTTAAAATCAAGTAAAATAGCATTTCTTTGAAGAGTTCCATCTTCCATTCTGACGGGTTGCAATGCTCTAACTGCATTCTCGCCTAGATGTCTATTTTTTAAACAAACTAATTTATGAGTTCCAAAATGAGGACTTTCGAGAAGTTCATCATGAGTTCTATTGCGTAATAAAAATAAGTGAGAGCTTACTTGCTGAATTCTATCTGAAAGAGAAACCGTGCTCTCATCTTCAACTATATTGTCTGAGGATCTGTTATTTGTAATACCAATTCTGTTGCCTTGGACACTAGTCATCATTGCGATCATTGGTTTTTTATCGTACACAACGCTAGTCTGGACAAGATGTTTAAATTTTTCTACCATTTCTCCGACTATTTGCCACTCACTTTTATTGTTAAACTTTTCAGAAGCAGTTTTGATATAGTCATAATTTAGTATCATATGATTACCTCTTCCCACTTTAGCGTAGTAGAATCGAATCACTAGGTTAATAATTTGATCTATACCCATTCCGCCAACATTGAAATAATGAAGCTTATGTTTTTTGATTTTTTGCCAAACAGAACGAACTTTGTTTACTACATCAGGCCCAGCCTGCCTCCATTTACCTGTCTCAATTAAATATACAGGAACGTCAGACATAGATGAACATATACGAGCCATCAGTTCTTCTTGACTCATTTCCCCATTATCAAGATGCAAGATTGGCATATAATCATTTAACTCAGAGGTTTTTAGGCAGTAGTCTATGCAGAACTGAGTTTTACCAACGCCTGACCTAGCACAAATAACAGATAGGTTACCTGGCCTCAGTAAAGATCCATACATTTCGTGAAGTCTTGAGTGTGGACCGAGGAAACCATAATTATCCATTGGGTTGTTGCCTCTTTCTTCAATAAACTCTTCCATACGAGAGCAAAGATCGGCAGGTACATTTTCACCATTATCATATATAGATAAAGAATCGTTGTACTCTTGGTCAGCCATTTCAACTAACTCTATGAAACTCGTCTCTGGTGGAGCGGATTTCATTTTTGATTTTATTTGATCTGCAGTTTTAGAAACCTGTCTTCTTACTGAGAAGTTTTTAAGTTCTTTAACTAAATCAATTAAATTATCAGGATTAGTTTTGCGTAAAGACAGTGACTGAATATAATCTGAAATATTAATGTTGTCTTCAAATGAAAGGCCTAATGCATTCATCCTTTCTGAAAGTATAACATAATCGATCTTTTTGCCTGACTCAATAGAGTTTTTAAGTATCGAGAAGATTGTTCTGTTTACTTGAGAGCTACCATTGTAAAAATCATCCTCTGTAATGAGGTGAGATATTTCTATAAAAGAGTCAGGATGATTAATAAGTGTGGCAAGACATTGCCTTTCTAAGTCATAAGAATGCATAATTTTATGCTAAGAGTATATTATAAGAGATAAAAAAAGTCAAGACTAATCTTGATCGCCATTCATATCGAGAGGCGAATCTGCCCCTTCGAGATTAATTAGGTATTGCTCAAGAGATTTACGGATGCCCATTTCAATGATTTGCGTTGCCGCTTTACATAAAATTAATGGAGTGCCGTTTTGATCTGTATAAGCTAATAAGAAACCTTTGGAGCTATCGTGAGAATTTCCCGTGAATTCGTATAATTTTTCAAGAAGCTCTTCGGGCATTTGAAAAGTTGGTAAGTTATCTGGGTTGATGTTACTCACTAATATATTATACACTAGTTAAAGGGTAATGTCAAATTTTTTACGAAAGAACTCTTTAGAAAGCTTGTCTTTTTCTTTCTCATATATCTCAATTAATTTAATATTATTTAATTCACAAAAGTCATGCTTTTGATGATCTCGCTTTAGTTGCATAAGATAATTGTTTTTGTAGTTGCCGTGGAAGAAAGGAACATATTTCGTATGCTGACCTCCTTGAACTTCTATTGCTATTTTTTCATTAGCATTATAAAAGTCGAAAGTCATTCGAGTACCCGCGACTGGAAACTCTTCAAATACGACATGCCTATTCCAGTAGCCTTTAAGAAAATCTTTGACGCTTTTTTGAAATTTACTTTTACTGCCTGACTCCCAATCTATATTGTATTTTTGTATACCTATAATCTTGCGAGTAGAGCCAGTTAAAGTTTTAAACTTCAACTCTCAACCCTTTCAGAGGGCTCATAATGAATAAATCTATCATGAGTGATTGGGGAGGCTAGTAAAACGGCGCTTTTTAATCGTTTTTCTTTTGTTAGCTGGAACATGTGAGACATCCATGTTTGTTCATAGGGTTTAGCCCAAGTTGTTTCTAAGAACATTTTTTTGTTACCTTTTTTGCTGACAATTTGGGGCCAATTTGCATAATATATGTCACCAGTTAAAAAGGTAAGGTCTTCTTGCTGTTTCATGTTTTCGAAATCCACTAAAGGCGCGTTAGGGTCAAGTCCATGCTCGGGCAGTTTATTGTATTCTGGCCAATATCTCTCCCTTATATTTTGAGGAACATTGTACCAAGACCATTGAGTTTTGTTATCTCCAAAAAATTCTGTAAATGAAATTTTTAAAAAATCTAATTGTTCGGAGTTCATTATTCTTATAGATTTATTTAATATATTATCTACATATTTTCTGAATCCATTTTTGCAATATCCTGATTCACTTGGCGGATTTAGAAACATATCATCCTCAAAGAACATCATGTACTCGCAGTCGATGGAATCAAAATGTTCTGCGATAAATTGCCTACCCCCACATATACCTATATTATCTTTTTTTATAACTTCAAACCCAGATTGATTTGCTATCTGCTTATTGCTCTCAAATACATTTTGATCTGTAGAATTATCAAGAACGTATTTCTTTTCAAAGCCTTCCGTGAAGTTTGGAACTTGATGGAATGATTCTATAATTTTTGAAAGTTGTTGTGGCGAATTAAATGTTAAGACATATAAAGCACAGCTTGAATTAGTTTTTTTAATTTTTAACGAATCTTTATTTTCGCTATTATAATTCTTTAAGTATTCAAAAAATGGACCTATCAAGCCTGAGTTAGATTTTTCTAACTCAAAGCGTTGGTAAACTTCTGGCTGAATGTGAGACATAACTGTAAACAAGCTTTCTTCTGTACCCATTAAGCCTTCATGGAGAGAGTGACTTAGGAGTCTATAGTAGTATTCGTTAGCATGCCCGATCCAATTTTTATGGCCACCGAATAACCCTCCCCTGCATACATACTTAGGGTCTACCTTGCAGTATCTTTCCATCTCTTTTCTTGGAAAACCGTGGATTTCTCCGCCGTCTTCATATGAGAATGATATAAATAAAAATTTATCCAGAATATTATGAATTTTATCAATAACTTTATCATGAGTAAAATAACCCTCATGAACTGTGTTTGTAATTGCTCCATCAATCCAAATGAAGTAATCCGTGTCAAATGGATTGAATATTCTTGCATCATTAAGCATGAACATTTTAGACATAACCATTGGGTTATATAAGTCTAGTGTTGCTTGTGTGCTTTCCCTTAACCAAGAGGCTTGACTTAGCCAGCTTTCTTCTTTTCGTATTGTTTGAACCTGATCATAAAAGGGGAACATTTGCCCTTTCATTGATTCAACTTCTTTAATTACTACATGAGTGTTTTTTCTACTCCTATGCTCCCATACTAGACTTTCATTCTGAGACTCTATAAAGATTACCATCGGGCAATCTGTCGCCAATAGTTTTTTAAAATTTTCTAAATAATGGCTGAATGGCCTTTTGAATCCATTGCCAGCATTTTCTCTGGAAAGGTTCCAGATCCCTGTAACTATTGTAGTTTTACTCATTCAGGTTTTATCCAGCATGCCCAAACCACAGGATCAAAAACATCTTTAAAGAATGTTTGCAAGTTATTTCTTTCGCAAGCAGCCTTGATGTGTTCGTCACCTATTTCACGCCAGTTCCATATTTTATCCTTGAAATCTGATTCGAATTTCTCTTTGGTGTCAACATAATCGTGAGCCATAATAATATCATTAGGCTTAAGAAAGTCTGAGAGTAAATTAAATTCATTAATTTTACTTCCGCCATCGCATAGAACTATGGTTCTGCCTGATTGTTGAATAAAATCTTTAGCAACTTCAGGCTTGCTGAGATTTCGGTAGCTCTTGTCAAAGATGTTATCTATTACTACATCAATATTGCATTCACGCATTTTCTGAAACCACTTATGCTCTTTAACTTCGAAGGTTTTAATTTTAGTAGGCTGTAAGTTAATTGAGTCTAGATGTTCTCTTATGCACATCGTAGTTCCGCCTCCAGCTGTTCCTATCTCAAAAATTTGAGAAGGCTTAACCTCGTCCAGAAGAGCTCGGAATGCATCGAAGACCTCTGGTCTTTGTTGCGACGTTAGATTGAAATTTTTTACCGTCTGGGAGACGTATGTCGTGTGTCCTTTTAAGTATGCCATGATTTAAGTTTAAGTTTATTGTAAATAATGTCGGCACTTTTGGGCCAACGGAAATTCTTATCATACCAGTCCCTTTGGTTTTGGCTGATAAATTTTAAAAATTCTTTTTGATCTTTATACCTTTCGTAGGTTTCGATGTATAGATCTGCAATACCTCTGTCACCCTCTTTTTCATATCGAGCATAAGCATCTTCTCTCGGCACAACTATGTAGTGGTAGTTAGGGATAAACGCTTCGTGAACTTCACTCTTATACTCAAGCCTTATGTATGGAACTCCGATAGCCATCATCTCCATGTCTCTATAACATAGCTCACCAGGGTCTTTGAAGGCAGATCTAAAAAAATTAAGATCAAGGTAGTGGGAAAGGGCGATGCCTTGAAGCGAAAGCTCTTTAAGGTAGCCGTCAATGCGAACGCTATTGGCGTTTAGAAATTTATCATTATGAAGATGGCCTATTGTCTTTCTGTATCCTTTTTCTGGGTCTTTCCAGCCAGAACCTTTAAAGTATAATTTTGGATTAAGCTCACTAGCTTCATCTCTAATTTTTCTGTAATGATCTACGTCAAAATCCTGAAAGAAACCAAAAATAAAAGGGTGAACCTTGTGGAAGTTATCTGCATATTTACTCTTGGTTAAATGATCAAAGAGATACCTTCTGCTGAAGTGGGCTAGAAAAATGCCAATACAGTTTTTATGTTTTAAAAAATGAACTACTCGAGACGAAAAGTTTTTTGCAAAGCTAACCATGAAAAACTCTCCGTTGTATAAATTTTCAACCAAGCAATCGGTGTCATTCATGTGGCAGAATAAGCCTTCCGTATTGCATTTCATTTCTATTGGACCATCAAAAGTTTTGCCATCCTTATTGTAATTGGCCACCTCAACCTCGAACCCTTTGTCGGATAAATATTCAGAAAATAGCTTCATCCAAGGTAGATGATACCTTCCCCACTTTTCGTTTTCGAATCTATGTATTAATAATTTCATTCTACCAACAAACACGACTGACGATTTGAACGTGTTTACCTTGATTATATAAGGTCATTCCGTTGAGCATGCCGCACCAATGACGCCTTCGTCCATATGTAATAATTTTCATATCAGACTTACCTTGGCAGAATCCTACAGGTATTCCTATGAATGATGTATTCATGCCATCGGGGCATGCTTGATCTATCTTTCCCCAAATAGATAGAAAGTTTTTAAACTTATCATTATTTTTATATATCATGAGGGTTTCTTGAGGGGCTTGGTAGTTGGGAATAGATTTGTACCCAACACTTTTTATGACGGACTCCCATGGATGCTCTGTGTTGTGTTTAGCATAGTGTCTAGCCATAGGGCCATTAATTCTATATATAATATGCTGAAGAGCGTCAAAGTTATTGGACGATTGGCTTGCATCTAGAAGGCTTAATGTTGTTTCGGTATTCCAGTTTTCATTTAAATAAGAATCTCCGTCCATATAAAAAGCATATTCAGGCTGATGCTTAGATGCAAATTTCATCGCATAAAGCTTGGAGTTCATGTTAAAGTATTTCCTTCTGCCTCCAGTATTAATTTTTATTCCATGATCAGAGCAGGAAATTACTTCTAGTCTGCTTGGATCACAATCCTTAAAGTGATCTGGCTCATTAGTAATTATGCTCGCATTAAAGTCGGAGTGATTTAGTATGGAGTTTGCCCACTTGAGTCCAGCATCTAGGTAATTATTTTTTCTAGACTTATTGTTTATACTGACACTGCAGAAATGGATTTTAGATGTCATTAGGTGAGTATCACAAAATTTTTATTTGAGCCTTGAGGTGGAGTCACTATTGTTTTATTGTAAATTTTAGATAGATCGTTAGCCATTTTTACTACCTCACTTCTTTGTGTGTCATCAAGGAGTACTGGAATATCAAAATTAAATTTTTCATGAAACAGCATGAAGTTTGCTCTATTGTTTCCTACGGGTCCGTCAACAAGTAAAAAATCGTAATTGGTTGGTAGTTTTTCAAACATTGAGTCGTTGTACCAACCAGAGCTGTGGGGAGCCATATTATCATAGCTTTTAAGTGGGGCAAAAATATACTGATCGTGAGCTAGGTTTAACCATCTTGCTTCCTGCTCAACGCTATAAACATTATAATATTTACATAACTCAATAGTGCCTGTTCCGCTTCCAAGCTCTAGGATTGTTGAGCCATGTTTTATATTATTGTATATCCACTCAAATGCGCCTTCTCCTATAGCCCAGTTTCCTAAATTTTTTGATTCGTAATTCATGGTCATTAGAGGGGGATTTTAATTTGATCGCACCAGTCTTTGGATTTTGAGTGAGGCCAAACAATGCAGTGGTCTGGCTTTTCTTTAGTGTGAAACTTTTTCCATATTTTACAATAGCCGTCTGGATCTGATTTAACCCGCTTGACTTGTTTCTCATTTAAGTCTTCTCTAAAAATTGTTAAGCCTTCTTTGTCGTGAAAGGCTACAACCCAAAAATCATAATCATCTAATGGAACTTGATCGAAATGTAAGTCAACGCAATGATGAAAAATCGGATGAAAAGAATCTAAATAAGAAGGATCGTCTTTTTTTATTGGGTTTGGTGGATAGTGAAGATTTGTAGTATATTCTTGAACAGAGCGTCCACGCATACTTACTCCACTATATTCTTCATAGTCCTCTATCGTTCTTTCGTTTCCTAAGTCATACTCTTCAAAATCGATGTCTTTTTTTTCACCATCCATTTCGAAAAATTTTCTGTTTCTTAAGTGGGATTTTTCATTTTGAAGGCCCCAAGTTGGGTCATCATCCCAGCATTTTCTTGGCCTGTGAGATCTTGAATATTCATGATACACCACTGGTCGATGGGGGTGAAAAAGGTCATAGCCATGAGTATAAGCTCTGACTGTTAAATTAATTTCCTCGCCATGAAATAAGTAATAGGGGTCATAGACAACTTCTTTGCAGAATTTACCATCTGCAAAAATCATATGGCCACTAATGAATCGAGAGGGAACTGGCAGTGTTTTTTCTTCCCAGTTAGCAATTAATCCAGACTTAAAGAATAAAGCTCCTTCTGGAGTAAACCTATCAAAGTCCATTTGTGTTGCATGTTTAAACTTTTCTCCAGTTTGTTGCACGAAAGCTGGAAGATAGCTTGTTAATAAAGGTTTTTTATAACCTTCAGACCGCAAGTCTTTAAGCATTTTAATTAGAGTTAAATCCCAGTTTTTTTCAAACCTATGATGAGAGTCTAATTGCAGTGTATATTCTTCACTTTTATATTTTTTATTTAATAAATGCCTAACCCAACATACCCCTTTGGTCTTTCGGTGGTCAATTTGCTCATAATCAAGTTTAGCATGTTGAGTTTTGAGCTGTTTAAAATCTTTTTCTAAATCATAGTAATTGTCATCTTCGCAAAATTGATCTATCACTGCAATCCTTAACTTATTTTTGCCACTTGAATTGTTTACGAGGTCTTGAACCGTATTGGAGACATCAGGATCTCTGTACGCTGCTATTTGTACGTATATATTAGACATCGACAGGAACCTGCCCTTCTATAATATCCATCCAATCTTTGGATTTAGAGTGAGGCCAAATTAACCAAGATCTGGGCATCTCGGATGTTTCGAACTCTCTCCATAATCTCACAAAATCATCTTTTGGATTTTGTTTTAATAAATTATTTAATTCTTGCTCATCTGCATCGAGCCTAACCATTTCTTTTCCATCTTTATCTTTAAATGCTATGACCCAAACATCATAATCATTTTCAGTAAATGCGGGTTTATGTATATCTATGCAATACTTAAACTTAGAGACAAAATTATTTTTATAATCTTTCTTGGATTTTAATGGAGTTGGCGGCTCTTTTCTATCAAGCGTGTGTTGTTGGATTTTTCTGTCTTTGAAAGAAATTCCTGAATAGATTTCATAGTCTGCAAGACTACGCTCTTTACCGAGGCCATATTTATTAAAGTGCTGTCTTCTGCATCCATCCATTCCGAATAATTTTCGATATCGAGTAAAGCTTTCTTTGTTTAGCTTGGCCCACTTAGAGACATCGTCCCAGTGTCTAGCCTTGCCTGCTCGTGTATAGTGGTGCCAAAACCAAGGTTTATGGAGATGGAAGAGGTCGTAACCCCATGTATATGCTCGAGCGGCTAGTGAGCTTTCTTCTCCATGAAAGTAAAGCTGTGGGTCATAAGGGACTTCTTGAATAAAAGATCCTAAAGTGAAAATGAAGTGACCACTCGTAAATCTGGATTTTTCAGGCTTACTGTTTTTTTTTGACCAACCTTGAATTGATTCTGGAAAAATAAAAACTGGGCCTTCTGGCATAAACCTATCTATATACATGCGCCATACATCTTTTAATCTATTTTCATCTTTAGCTTCGGGATCATATGAAGGTAAGTATGCTGTCAGTAAAGGCTTTTTGCTGCCAGATTTTTTGAGATCATTTAAAGTCTTTTTAACTTTAGTATCCCAACCCTTAATGAAGCGATGATGGGAATCTAATTGCAAATAGTATTCTTCATCCTTGAAAAGCTGTTGAATATGATGCCGTGCATTGCATACCCCTAGACTTTTTTTATAATCCGTCTCTATGATCCTAAAGTTTTTTTTCTTTTTATATTTAGATAAATCATCAAACTTGTCGTCAGGATGATACTGTCTGGATATTCCAAAAACTAAATGCTCGGGATTGTCTGCATTTTTTATGCAGTTTTCAATGGTTGGAATAAGTTCTGGATCTCTGTAACTAGCTATCGATATAAATATTTTATTTTTCTTCATTACTAAATATGTTATTTATTGTATTATAAAAAAATTGTTTTATTTTTCCATCTGAGTCAAGTAGCTCCAATAGTTTATTGTCGCCTTGTATTTTTTCAGGGCACTCAATGTTTTCTTTCTTTAACTCTGATAAAATTTCTTCATCAAATGATATCCAGGCTCCTTTCTTTTCGATGAAGCCCCAAAGGTACATCATGTCAATGATTTCTTTTTCTAACCAAATTGAATTACCGTCAGTTCTACCGTATCTAATTGGGTAGCGAACTTGAGCTCCAGTTTTTTCATTAATACTTTTTCTAAATCTAATTTTACAATAATGTCCTATTGGATTACCTTTGTCCTCAATCTTTGATGCAGAAGGGTTTTCCCACATTATATCATTATTGTAGCGTTCTTCAAATTCTAAAATAAAGTTAGCATAATGTTTAATCGCATTACCGCCAGCCTGCTTGACCTTTGGTCCACCTCTGGCCGCGTAAGGATTAGCCGCAACTTCAACACGAACCTGTGATGTTAAAAGCATCATATGGCCCATTTTTGTGATAGGTAATACCATTTTTTTTAAAAATACAGATGTAACTAGTGCTCCTCCAGCAACTTGCTCGCTCTCATTAAAAGGTTTATCCATGTCATTCATTCGACAAAGAGCATCAACGCTATCGATAATGAACATGTACTTCTTTTTATCTTCATTGTTAAAAACTAAATCTCTGATGAACTCAAAAACTTTTTCAAATATATTGCAATCAAGGATAAAGAACTTTTCTGGATCTTGGTCTACTCCTGTTCTTTGTAGCATTTCTTTACTTAGCCTACCTTCAGACTTTACGACGACAACCATACCTGTTTTACCAAACTTTTCTTGAAAGTTTCTAGCAACAGTTAGTGCACAGCTTGTTTTGCCCCCTTCATTAATCCCTGTAAACCTGTGTGCTCCAGCTGGTAACCCACCACCTAATGCTAAATCTAAATTCAAGCTTCCACTTGATATTTTGTACTCTTCTTCTTCAAAATGATTGAAGTGGTATTTTTGATTCTCCTTGTTATCTAGGAATTTAGTAATTTGATCTAATGTTTTACTCATAAAAATAAACCTCTAACTGTTTTGGGGATTGATTTAAAAACCTTATCTTCTCCAGATTTTTCAGATGATAAAGCTATTGGTTTTAACTCTGGTATATTATAATGAAACTCTTTATACTTTTTTTCAAGTAAAGATTTGCCATATTCACTTTGGAATATAACCATAGAATCCCAACCTTTATTAAAGTTTACTTTTTGCCAGAAGTTTTCAGATGGAAACTCGTCCATCAATGAATTTAATATCTTGTACTCTCTTGACCAAAATGGTCCTTTTATTGTTTTGGGCGGAGTTATTAAATTCAGCACAATTTGTTTTTTATTTAATTTTGCCACAGTTAGATTGTAGCATAATTCATAAACTAAGTCAAGTTAAAAATCATCTTCAAGGGAACCACTTTGTTGGTATTCTCTCACCCTGCGTTCAAAAAAGTTACCCATTGCTTGGACATCAACAACTTCACTGAGCCAAGGGAATGGATTTTGATCACTAGGGAACCTGTAATCTAGACCAATAGATTCAAGCCTTCTGTTACCTATGTAATACATATAATCGACAAACATTTCAGCATTGAGTCCCAAGATACCCGTAGGAAGCACATCGTGAGCATAGGCAATTTCTAGCTCAACTGCTTTTTTAATGTGCTCGATAAATTCATCTTGAATTGATTTAGTCCAAATGGATGGATTTTGTTCAATTAGGGTGTTAATTAAGTATGCACCGAATGCAATATGAGAACTTTCGTCTCTGAGTGTATATTTAATTTGATCAGATACTCCTTGCAATTTGTTTTGTCTACCTAGAGCGAGAAGCATAGCGAATCCGCTAAAAAAGAATGTACCTTCGCAAACGATCCAGTAAGTTAAAAAGTTTCTAAGGACTTCTTGCTTGCCTTCTTTTGTATGTGGATCAAAATCTTGCCTACTAATATCATTAGTAATGCTCATTAGAAAATCATCCTTAGCTTTAATACTTGGAATGGTTTCGTAAGCAGTGAACACTTCATCTATATCCAGATCCAAGCTGTCACAAATGTAAACTATCGTAAGATTGTGAAGGCTTTCTTCAAAAGCTTGACGAAGAATGTACTGGCGGCATTCAGCATCCGTAATAAATCTGAAAGCAGAAAGTAAAAGGTTATTGCCAACCAAAGACTCCGATCCAGCAAAGAAGCCTAAGCATCGTTTGACAAGTAATTTTTCATCTTCTGTGATTTCATCGTTTTTCCATTGTTTTATGTCGTTCTGCATGCTGATTTCTGTAGGCATCCAGTTATTGGCACAACTTTTTAGAAATAAATCCCATGCATACTTGTGTTTATGGGGCAAAATTCTATTTACTCCAGCGATATTTTTAGTTAAAAGTTCTCCAGTTTTGTTTGACATAGTATATTTATAACGATAATTTAATAATTTTAGATTAGAATAATAACATAAAGGCTAAATTAAGTCAACAAAATTCAAAATTTTACAAAAAAAAATAAAAGTAATGTGTAATAAAAGTTATGAAAATACAAACCACTTGGATATGGAATGGTGTGACTATAAAAATTCCTTTATGTCCTTCATCTTTTTTTAATGATGATACTTTAAGTTTAACCGTAGATTGGGGTGATGGAACAGCCTCCGAGACTATAACTTCTTTTTCTAGTTCAGATCAAGTTACTGACAGCAATGGAAATGTGATAGCTAATCTTTTAACACATACTTATAATAATGGGAAGGGCCATAAAACTATTACCATTACTGGTGGATATGATAATAAGATTGCATTCATGCAAACCACGAAACAGGATGCTAATGGAAATGTTCAAGATACACAAAACCGTGGCTCTAGGTGGAGAATAAAAAAAATATATGAATGTAATGTAGGTACTCAATTTTATATTCATGGACAAGGAGATTTTAGAGGTTTTGCTAAATTACAAACATTGGGGCAAAATATTGAATCACTGACTTCCGCGAATCCTGGTACATCTATAGCTCTATCCACGGCGAGTACGGCAACTATGTTTATGGATAAAACTTTCTTTAATTGCTCGAGGATGCAGTTTTTTGGACAATTTGAGCCAACTAATGTAACAAGCTTGCAATACACTTTATCTAAATGCCTAAAGCTAAATAAATGTAAGGCAATTAATAATTGGGATATGGAAAAAGTGACTATCGCAACAGGAGCTTGTAAGGATTCTGTAATATCCGTAGGGTTGTGGAAATGGTTTATGGAATCAGAAGGAAAAGATTACGCTATCGAAGATATGTCTGGCATGTTTGAAGGAGCCGACTTTAATAAAGGAATTAATGGATGGGATTTATCTACCGTAAAGGATACTTCTAATATGTTCAAGGGTTCAAACTTTAACAAACCAATATGGAGATGGTTTAAAAATGATAATGTACTTGAGAAAACAGACGGAATGTTTCAAGATAATGATGACTTCAGTAAAGATCTCAGCACTTGGGATATAAGTAATGTTAGTAGTAAAGTTGATATGTTTGATGGAGCACTGCAAATGAGTCAGGCTAAAGTTCCTGACACTGTTGTTTTGCCATCACCAACACCAACTCCAAGCATAACTCCAAGCATAACTCCAAGCATAACTCCAAGTGCAACTCCAGGCGCAACTCCAAGTGTAACTCCAACGCTAACCCCAAGTAGTTCAGTCGCAACATCTAGTTCGCCTGACCCATTGACTAGCGGAACTGATAGTTATGGGAATAATACTCAATATCGGTTTTTCCGAGATCAATCCAGTGGCACCTTTGATAGTGATGACGGTTATACATATTATTACACATACGAAACCTCGGATGGATACTCAATAAATCTTTCGGTAGAGAATGTAAATACGAGTAACGAAAAAGTTACATATACTCTTACGGACAATAATGGAAATAGTATCGAGATTCACAATACTCACAATGGAGATCAAAATGGATTTATATTAGAACTTCCATTTGTAGGTTATGGTAGTGGAACTTATGTATCAATAGATCTTGAATTAGATTCTATATCGCAATGGCCTTCATCTTAATTATTGAATTAAAATTAAACTAAAATATAGGCCCGCCGTAATGGCGGGCTTTTTTTTTGCTTAAGAACCTAATCCTAGGCTTGTATCGTCAGGCCTAAAGCCTGAGTCGTAGGATGTTGGAATTAAATTTTCCAAACCATAGTTATTCATTTTTTTAAATAATTCTCGACCAGTGTGATTTTTATAGTAATTTTCCTGAAAAGGATCGCTGCCAGAAAGTTCGGCGCTAATTTCTTGTTTAAATAAATTTAATTTTGAGTTTAATTCATTGGGGTTTCTTGTTGCATGTATGCGATTTAATATTTCTTGTAAACTCATGATAAAGAGTAATTACACTATTTTTTATCTTTTTTACTATATTGGGTGAGACAAACTGCAATTCTTTGTTTTATGTCTTTGTATTCTTTTCTCATGACTGAATCTGCTACGCAGCGAGACATGAATTTAGATTTTTTTTCTTTATTTTCTTTTGACGGTAATGGCATAATATATTATTTAAATTTAGATTTGAATTTACTAAACCAATAGAATGAGCTTTTTCTTAAGCTGTCATTGGATGACCTAACATATTCCAGCATACCGTCTGCTAGATTTAGTTTTTCTCTAATGAGATAGGAATCATTTTCGTCCGCAACTTCTTTGAGGATTTCTTGGATGAAATCAATATATGGACATGTGTTAGTTGGTATTTCAGGAGCTTCTTTCTTGTATTGCTCTAAAGTTTTTTTTCTCACATAATAAAATACACAAAAAAGCCCCTCATTAGGGGGCTTTTGGTTTATAATATTTTAATTTTCTTGGGTTTCTCTGGTTCTTTTTTGGGTAAAGTTATTAAAAGAACACCATTGTTGAAATCTGCGTTGACATTTTTTTGATTTATGTTTTCACCTAACTTAAAAGATCGTTTGAAGGATGATCTTTTTAATTCCTTTCTGATATACTTAATCTCTAGACTTTCATCTTTAGATTGTTTTGCTCCAGATATAGTTAAGATATTTTCTTCAAGATCAACTGAAACTTCTTTTTTTGATAGTCCAGGTATTTCAGCTTCAATAGTGATTCTATCATCGTAATCTATAACATCAACTTTAGGGTAACTATTGGAGCCAAAAAAGTTCACTCCAAATTCATCTGTAAATGATGGCATGGTTTTTTGAATTATATCATCAAACAGAGAATCAAAGGGCACCATAAACTCTTCCCTGCTTGGTTTAATGTGTAATTTTGTCATAATATATTATCTTTCTATTGTTAGTGAGACCTTTCGGCTCTCGGGAACCTCATTATGAGTATTCTTAATATAATATATGCATTAATGACGCCAATAAGTGTATTATATAAATAAGGAGAGATGACAGAGTGGCCGATTGTGCAGCATTGGAAATGCTGTGTGGGGTAAAACCTACCGTGGGTTCGAATCCCACTCTCTCCGCCATTATGACTTCTTGGAGTCTTTTTTCTTTTTACTAGATTCTTGAGCTTTTTTAAGGGCTTTAGGGTCTGGATAATCTTTATCTCCTGGTTTTGCGGGGCGATAATTTTTGCCTTCGCGTTTTTTCTTATCGCGAATGTTTTCCCAAAGACCCTTTTTTGCATCAGACTCTTCTTTTTTATCAGAACCTTCTTTGTTAGATTCTTTCTTATTATCCTTGGAGTCTCCAGATTTACCTTTCTTTTTTAGAATCGATTTCTGGATTGCTTCTGGTAACTTTTTTTGCTTTTCTGTTAAGCCTGAATGTTTAGAAAGTGATTCGTCTAGCCATTCAAGTAGAGCCAATTCAGCCTCTTCCTCTGAACCCTTGGTAACTTTAGTCACACTTTTCTTCGACCACATTTTACAAGACCAGTATTTAGCTTTAGTCTTAGGGCCTGGGTTGTCACAATTATGGCGAGCCCTGAAAGATTTTCTACGAGCAGGATCGTCGCGTTTAATCTCCATGTTTGGATCGCCGAAGTTTACCTTAACAACATTACCTTTTTCATTCTTAACATAAACAGAAAACTTTTTAGGTCCTCCTGAGGTTCTAAATGGCTTGTTCAAGGTTTTACCCTTATTTTTTTCAGAGGCCCAAGCTTCTTCAGAGATTTCTTCTTCAGATCCAACTTCCTCTAGTATTCTTGCTCTAATTTTATCAGAAAAGTCTAGTTCCATAACTATATATAATACACTAAATTATGAAATAAATCTATTTTTTTGATATTTTTTTATAGCAAAAACTATATTTTCATCAATTAAATAAGGAAAAGAGTCTATTTCATTTATATCAAACCAGCCAAATTCTGTATGTTCAAAATCGAGAATAGGATTTATAAGTTTATCCATTTCAGCAAAATAGATATGTAGAGTTTCATTTTCGCTCCTAAGCGTCTTGCAGTACTTTAATTGATTTAAAGGAATTTCAATATTCGATTCTTCCTTAAGCTCTCTATGGGCAGCAAAAAAAGGAGATTCACCTTTTTCTATGGAGCCCCCAAATAAAGACCAATAGCCACCGAAGGGAACTTTTTGTCCGTTATCAACGGTGTGTCTTTTAGCTAAGCATACGCTATTATTATATACAAGCCCAACAAATGCACACCGTTTTTTCATCTACTGGCAACTTTCGCAAGTTTCACCATTTTTCATGGCTTCTATACTGCATGCAGTAGGTTCGGATTTAGCATTAGATTCAGTTGAAGTAGTAGACTTTTCTACTTTACTGGCTGCTCTATTCCTGAGATAATAGGTAGTTTTTAAGCCTGATTCCCAGCATGACATATATATATCATTGAGATATTTTAGAGAAGTGGTTTTATTATACAAGTTGAAGCTTATAGCTTGATCAATCCATTTTTGGCGAGCAGCGTTACTCTCGATGAGTTTTAGCATGTCTCTATCAAAGGCTGTTTTATACTTATTTTTTATGTGGTCAGGTATACTACTATTAAGTAAGGACAAATCTCCATCTGCATTCTTAACCATTGATGCCATCTCTGAGTTCCATAAACCTTCCTGTTTCATGTCATTAACGAAATGGGGGTTTGTAATAAAGAAATTTCCACTTTTATTTTCGTAAACAAATAAAACGGAAAAGTTTGGTTCTATACTTTGCTCTACGCCATTTATGTAACCTATTGTTGCAGTTGGAGCAATAGCCATAACATTTGAATTACGCATACCATGTTCTGATATATGAGTCCTTACTTCATCCCAAGATTTTAATGATTCTTTAGCTTTAGGATTTTTACTTTTTCTATATTTATTTAAATTATTCCAACTGTCAATTGGTAGTATATTTTGAGACCATAATGAGCCTTCGTAATTTTCGTAACTACCTCTTTCCTTGGCTAGTGTTGAGCTGGCTAAAATGGCTTGTTGACTATAAAATTCAAAAAAATAATTATTCCACTCTACAGCTTCATCACTATCAATTTGTATATTCTTTTTATGCAAAACATCTTGTATGCCCATTACCCCTATGCCTACAGGTCTATTTTTTAAATTTGAATTACTAGCCTCTTTCGTTGGGTAAAAGTTAATATCAATAACATTATCAAGCATTCTTATTGCTGTATGTATTGTTGATTTTAATAGATTGAAATCTATATCTCCATTTTCATCTAAATGATTTAAAACGTTAACGGAACCTAGGTTACACACTGCCGTTTCTCCAATTTCTACTTTTTCACCACTCTCGTACTTTGAGGGTTTTGTGTGTAATGTAATTTCCGTGCATAAATTTGAGCTACGAACCGCACCTTGATGCTGGTTGGTATATCTAATATTGCAAGGATCTTTAAATGTGTTCCATGGATGAGACGTTTCAAATAAAACCTTTAGCATTTTTTTCCAAAGCTCCTTGGCTGGAATTTTTCTAAAGTTATTGATACGACCATCTTCTGCAGCTCGACATGCATCTTCGTATCTATCATCAAAATCTTTACCAAAGAAATCGTGGAGAGTCTTTCCGTCTTCATAAACCATTTCGCTTGGATCGAAGAAATACCAATCCTCTTCGTTCTTAACTCTACGCATGAACTCGTCTGGAATCCATGCTGCAGTATTTAAGTCGTGACATCTAAGTCTATCATCCCCAGTATTCCTTCTTAAGTTAAGGAAGTCTTCAAAATCTAAATGCCAAGGTTCTAGGTAGGCACAACCAGCGCCTGGCCTTTTGCCACCTTGATTTACGGCAACCAAAAGATCGTTGTATATTTTAAGCCAAGGAACAAGGCCGCTAGAGATGCCATTAGTTCCCTGAATATAAGCGCCTGTAGAGCGAAAAGGGGTAACATCAAGGCCAAGGCCACCAGCGTATTTTGATTTACGAGCTTCTTGCCAAGCACCGTCAAAGATACCATCAATACTATCATCAAAAGTATTAAGATAACAGGAGCTAAGTTGTGAATGGGTAGTTCCACTGTTAAAAAGTGTTGGAGTAGATGGGGTATAAAGCTGTTGGCTAATTAAATTGTAGAAATCTATAGCCTTCTTATCTTTATCTTTTTCATTAATAGATAGCCCCATTGCAACTCGCATAAAAAACGATTGTGGAGCTTCCGTGATTTTATCATTAACCCTGATAAAGTACCTATCATACAGTATTTGTACACCTAAATATCTTAATTGCTTGTCTCTGCGAATTTTAATTGCTTCTGAAAGTTTCTCTAAGTCAAAGTCTAAAAGCCTTTTGTCTAGACGATTTTCTTTAACTAACTTTTTAGTATTTTGTATGAAACTTTTTCTGTATTGAAGTTTGAAAGTATCGGAATCGACCCCCTCTTTGAAGACCTCTTTATATAAATTATTTAATAAAAGCTGAGCGGCTGCAAGCGAATAGTTTGGCTCTTTTTCAATCTTTTCTCTTGCCGAGAAAATTAATGCTTGATCTAATTCTTTAGTAGTAATCTTATCAAATAATTGCAATTGTGCATCTAAAACTATTTCACTTGGAGATACATCGCTGATACCTTCACAAGCTCTTTGAGCACTTGCATTTATTTTGTCTACAATAAAATCTTCTAGTCTACCGTTTCTTTTTTTTACTTTTATGTCCATGATTAGATTTTACACTTTTTGTCCTAATGGGGGGTTGTTTAAATTGAATATTATATAATAGATGCCAAATTAAGGCAAGAACATAATTCAATAGTTATTAACAATTTATTTATTGAAAGGAGTTTTGTACTTCTCGTAGTCTGGCGGTCCGCCCCATTTTTCGATATATAATTGTGTTAGTTTTTGAAAGTTTTTGTTTAATTCGGGATTACCTCCATCTGTAGAAATCGTCTGACTATTCCTAAAAATTTGCGGATTAAGCATAAAATGTTCAAGGATTTTTTTACGATCAAGCTTTAATCTATAAAGCATATCCCTATCTTCATAGTATGCTGGGTAAAAGGTTTCATCAAATCTGTAAGACATAAAACATTTTTTAGTTATTGCAAAAGAACATAAATGAAATTGCTTATAGCATCGAACTAAGTCAAAATCATGAGAGTTAAAGAAGTTACTGAATGTAGATTCTGAGCTTGAGAGTTGAATATCGTCATTCAAAATCAATGCATATTCGTGATCTTTGAAAATTTTTTTACAAAGTAAATTCCATGAAGCAGATACGCCTAAATTGCGATCAGGTCTATGTATTTCAAAAAAATCATCTCTTTCGTTGATGTTCTGATTGCCGTTGTCTATGATGAAAATTTTTGTATTAGGAAAGATCTTAAAGTAGGAATGTAAAGCCTGATTAAGTAGGTCAGCTCGATTAATTGTTGGTATTCCTACTGCAAATTTTTTCATAATTCCCTTTTACTTAATACTTTGCTTAATTATCTTTAAGTTTTTAAAAAATTCTAATTTTATTTTTTAATTGACATTTTTTATTTTTATGTTACTTATATTATATATAATATATCTAAGTATAAAATATAGGCATATATGCTTAATTTAAATTATTAATAATAAAATATATAATAATATTGAAATACGAAGTATTTCTTTTTCGGTATTGACAGTTTGGTTTTTTACTGTTAAAATAAAATCATCATGAATCAAAAGGTCAAAAGTTATATCGTGTCATCCGCAGACTGGGAGTTTGAGGTTGATGAGCTTGATGAAGAATCAGCCGTCAATACAGCAACCTTTCTTGCGTTTGGTAAATCTGGAAATAAGTTAATGCTATCAACGGTCATAATGGTCAATTCGAAAGATGATCATTTAAATGACAACATATCTGAAGCTAATTTCTTTCCAACATTTAAAATATTGAAAAACATAGGGCTAGATCAATTATCCCAATCTTTTCAAGAACTAACACTTTCTTTAAATGAATTTAAAAGTATTAACTAATTCTGGAAAAATAGATCGCCCAGCGAAATTAGGCGATGCAGGTTTTGATATTTACGCAAATTGTGAGCCTAGAATCATTGGTTCAATTTATCAAGGGCTGTACTATACTTCGATATCTCACATAGAGTATGATACTAAAATAAAAGTTGAGCCTGAGTTTGATAATCACTCTAAAAACTTCAAATTTTTCTTACTTCTTTATCCTAGATCCAGTATAATTAAGACTAATTTATTATTAAATAATTCAGTTGGCGTAATAGATTCGGGGTATCGTGGTAATATAAAGGTCTGCTTTAAATATATAACCCAACCAGAAGACATGAAAATAGTAGAAGGTAAAACAATCGAAGGTAAGGATGCTAAAGGTATAGTATCTTCCATAAATCCCCAGAGGATTTATCAAAAAGGAGATAAGATAGCTCAACTTATACCTTGTAATCATAACTTTATGGCAATTGATTTTGTTGATCAATTATCTGAATCTAACAGGAGTGAAGGAGGCTTTGGTAGTACTGGATCATGAGTAAGTTTAACTACATGAGCGACGAAGAAATAGTAATCTTCATGCAAAAAAATAACGATTCAGAGGAAGCTCTGAATGTATTAATTGAGAGGCATTCTGGGATTTGCATTGATATGATTAATTCTTTCCTATCTAAAAGCTACAATAATAGTTTACGAGAAGAACTTATCAAGGAAAAAGACTACTTGATATATAGTTCTGCGTTAAAATACAAAGCCTCTAAGGGGGCTAAATTTAGTACTTTTCTAGCAAATTGCATTAAATGGAAATGCCTAAATATCTTCAACAAGGATAAAAAAAGACAAGCTGTTCCAGTGGATGATGATAAAATAGAGTACTTAAGTTACTCAAATAAATCTTCTACTAGTCACCAGAATATAGACATTTACTCAAACATAATTAACCAATCACAAAAACATCCAGACAAAAGGATTAGGAAAATATTCTACCTACGATACGAAAAAGGCAGCAATAACTCCGTAATGCCCTGGAGAATGATTAGCGGTGAATTAGATATGAGTATACAGGGTTGCATTAATTTACACAATTCAGCAATGCAACAATTTAAGAATAAAATAATCAAGGAAATATAATCATGAATAAATATATGGCAATAGGTAATTTAACGCAAGATCCAGAATGCAAAGACGTAGGTGAAACTAAAGTATGTAATTTTGGGATTGCGGTTAATGAGTATTATTACTCTAATGGAGAAAAGAAAAAGAATACTCTATTTATAGATGTAGAAACATGGAGCAAGCAGGCCGAAAACTGCACTAAATTTCTATCTAAAGGCAAAAAAGTAGCGATAGAGGGTAAGCTTAAAACTAATAGTTGGGAAAAAAATGGGAAAAAGTTTACTAAAATTTTTGTCTTAGCTGAAAAGGTTCACTTCTTGGGCTCCGAAGAAGGTCAATTAAATCAAGGTTCTGTAAACGCAGCTCAAGCTAAACCTGATAAAAAGGAATTACAAGCTGTTGAAGAAAAAATAGAAAATGGAGCTTCTGAAATTGATGATATAGACGATATACCTTTTTGATTTATGGATAATTTAATATATAAAGGAGCAATTAACTCGCTAAGTTTTGGGAATGTTAGCTACAACATCCTAAGAGAGCTTTACAGAAAGGGCTTAACTGTAGCGTTTTTTCCTTTTGGCGAAAATTTAAACTTTGAAGCTTTCGATAAAATTGAGGAAGATTTTAAAAATTGGATTATATCTATGTCTCAAAACAGGTTCCATCTTATCGATAGAGACTACCATACACTAAGTCAATGGCACCTTAATAGTTCAGAAAACAGAATCTCTAGGTACCAGACTTTGCTTACTGCACATGAAACAGATCAAGCCACTCCAATAGAAAAAAATATAGCACAACTTCAAGATAATTGTATTTTTAAAAGTTCATATTCTAGGGATGTCTTTAAGGATAGTGGTTGCAGTAATGTCCATAGTGTTGGTTTAGGTTTCGATGAAGACTTTTGTATAACTGAGGGTGAATACTTTAAGGATAAAATTCATTTTGGTTTAATTGGAAAGTTTGAAAGAAGAAAAAATACAGCTCAAATTTTAAGAAATTGGGCTAAGACATATGGCAATAACCCCGATTATCAGTTATCTTGCTGCATTAATAATGGTTTCTTAAAACAAGAGCAAATGAATCAACTTGTTTTTCAGGCTCTAGAAGGCGCAACATATGCGAATATTAATTTTCTCCCACATTTAAAAACTAATTCAGAAGTTAATGATTTAATTAATTCTATAGATATTGATTTATCTGGACTTAGTGGAGCTGAGGGCTGGAATATACCAGCATTCAATGCTACAGCGTTAGGTAAGTGGAGTGTCGTCTTAGACTGCACCGCACATAAAGATTGGGCAACAAAAGACAACGCAATCTTAATTGAACCTGACGGTAAAACACCCATATATGATAATTTATTCTTTAAAGAAGGATCTTTATTTAATCAAGGAAATATGTTTCAAGTCTCAGATGAGAAAATGATCCAAGGTTTTAAAAAGGCCGAAGCAAAGAATAAGGCTCAAAACAAGGAGGGAATAAAACTACAGAAAGACTTTACTTATCAAAAAACTGTAAACCAAATATTAAAAATTATAAACAATGAAAAATAATTATTACTTAAGACCCGAAGGGAATAAAATATTCATGTGCTGCGGAAAAGCTAAATGCCCTAGTGTTTCCGTAGAGGAAGGTATGATCAAGATCGAAGATGATTTTGGCGGCTTCGTTAAGATGAAAAAAGAAGAAGCTGAATTAATTAAATCTGCGGTCGAGAATCTAACAGACAATGAAAAGGGATAAAGATAAGGATATAGTCACTCTTTGCTGTACATTCATCAATCCTTGTTGTCCAACAATAGAAAAAAAATCGCAAGCATTCATCATCAAAGATGATTATGGTAATCAAATCGAAATCCCTAAAGGTCAAATTCAAAAGATAATTG